CACGTCAGACGGCAAAATCCCATCCACACCGTAAGCCTCTTCCACCACCTCAACTGTTTCCGGGTAGGCATGGCATACATAAGGCGCATCCAGGCTTATATCATCGTAGTAGCCAGGGGCCGGAAAAAATGCGAAAGGATCAATAACCGCCACATCAGGCCGCTTCTTTTCAGTGTTCCAAAACGGCTTTTCAATGGTGATACCGTAGATCTCCATTTGCAGCACAGTTGTGGACAGCTTGCGCTTCTGCCGCGAATCTTTCCACCACTTGGTACCAGAGGCGGTTAATTTGCGGTCGTTTTGGTCCGGATCATCCCCGGACAGGCTCACCACTTCAAACTGAGGATTTCTGGCCGTGATATTGGCCTTGGTGCGCTCCACATTGGCAAAAAAAAGGTTCAGCTCAACAACGTTGTGGGAATTTCGCATGCGCTGCAGGCTATGGGTTCCCCGGTAAAGCTGGTAATTGGTGGACCACCGCTCAGGCAGGCCAAGCCGGTCCCGCTCTTCCCGGGCCAGCTCAAACATCTGCCAGGCCCAAGCCGCAACATCCTTATCCCCTTCAGGCGGAGGGTTGGCGATTGTCCACTTGGGGTCTGGCATGGGTGCTGCTGCAAGAGAGGTCGGCTGTTGCATGGTTATTCCCCTTTTTTGGGCTTCGGAGCTTTGGGCTTTTTGCTCTGATGATTAAAAGCCTTATCAAGCCTTGCCCTTTGGTTTTCTTTCCTTGTCAGATAAGAGCCGTGAGGCCCTCCGGTGCCTTTGTTACTCTTCTTCTGTCCTGCCATCTTGCTTATCTCCCTTCTTTTGTGGCCGCACGATCAGCCCCATTTTTGGTGAAACATAGGCCGCCCCGCAGTTGGGACAGTTCATATGCCCTGGTCCGTCTCCCGGCGGCGGAGTGTTGAAATCCTCCCATCCCCATGAGCGATACGGCTCTTTCAGCCAAGCCATGGAAGTGTTGGGCAAACGTACCGGATCAAAATGCTCGGTTGTCTCGTGATACCGCCCCTTGCACTGGGGGCAGATCAGATCCATTACCGGGGTTGAATCCTTCTGAGTCTTTTTCTTCCCGGGCTTGGCCGGCTTTGCTTTTTGCGCGGCCAGTCTCTTTTCCATGCTTTTGCTCTGTGCCATGCCCTATGCCTCCCCCGGCGCTTTGCCTTCTTCATCCTCCTGGGCCTCTGGTTTCGGCGGTTCTGGCGCTTCAAATGGTCTTGCAGCCCCATGTTTGCCGTATCTCTGATATCCGCCGCTTGCCCCGAAAATGGTTTCGCCAGGATCAAAAGATTGTTTAAAGCGGTTCATGTGCTGTGCCACGCTTTCCGGCAACTGACTCTCCCAATCCGGCTCGGAAGCGTCTAAGCCATCATCAATGTGATAGGCCCCGCCCTTGCCTGTGCTAAACAAGTCCCCGGCGTTGCCGCTGGCCTTGTAAACCAGGTGCCCGCCAACCAAAACCCCGGACAATGTTGCCAGCCATGCGAATGCCAAAAGTGCGATTGCCGTTAAAAATTCCATTTAGGCCTCCACCGCTTCGTAATTCTTTTGAAAGAAAGCCTTGCCCACATACCACTGGTCATTGTGATTGTCGGCATTGCGAGCAATCATGCCTCCCGGTTCAGGTGTGTCTTCCGGGTTTACAGATATTCTCGAAAGATCTTCCCCGGACACATAAGGCCGCATTTCCTGCAATGCCTTCTTTCGGTACTTCTTCCATTCCGGCATTTCTGTTTCTCCCCTCCCCAATAAAAAAAGCCCCATAGATCCACAGTTGTGGACCCATGAGGCTTTAGCGTTATGGGCTTGCTTCCGTGCGTTGCGATTGCGAGGCACAGAAGCGGTTAAATTTTTATCTTACTGCAATATAAACTCGCAAAGTAACCTGTTTGAGCTATTATCTCCCTCATCAACACCTATCTCAACACTGACAGGCTGCATAAATACAGGGGTTTTTACGTTTTCAGAGGAACAAAAAAACTGCACCCCATTCCTAAATAGTTCCTGCAATTCTCTTATTTCTTTAAGAGTAAGCTCCCCCAGCTCTATTTCATCAGCCCCAATGTAATCAGGGCATAAGCGAGTTAAGATCTTTAAACTCAAACCCTTTCCCCCTTTGCCAACTTTTCAAGAAGGGATATGGTGAACTTAAATCCCCGAATCAAAGCCCTTATGATCTGCCTGGATTCCTCGTTCATAAATCCCCGTATCCGTCGTCAATGTGAAAGGCCCCTTGATCTGTCATTGCCTGGCCTGTAACAATCGCCCAATCTTTTTCAGCTTGAGTCATGGATGGTTGCTGGATTTGTCCGCCAGGCCACAACAGTGTAACATCCGGGTCCTGGATTCGCGCCAGGCCATCAAGCATGTCGTCATGGCTCATAACCGGGAACGGCCCGTACTCTTCACGGATAAACACCTGCACCAGATCTTGACGCTTCCCCTCGTAGTTCGTTTTAAAGCAAGTATGTGGTAAATATATGCGCCCCTGCTCAAAAACAGGGATCAGCCGACGGATTCTGTCGTTTTTAGGGGTACTTCCCTTGACTTCCGTAATCGGAAAGCGATAATTTTGGACCTCCTGAACATATTCGATATGCTCAATATCTGTCTGCATTCCATAACGTTCATATAGTGTTAGCAATGGCTGATATCTGCGATGCCAGGCAAAAAGTAAATTCGTGCGCTGCGTCAGGTTGATCCGGTCCCGGATCATATCAAACACATAAAAATTCCTGTCCCGGCCAAGTCCTATGTCCCACATTGCCGTGTAGTCATTGAGCTTTCGTTTCTCGTTTGCCGGATCTACAATAATCATGTGATTAAATTCTTGCAGCCGCAAACTGGGTTGCCAAAACTTCAGCCAAGCCTGATCGAAGCCCTGTGCCTCGTCTGCTTTCGGGTCCTGGAGCATCTGGCAGGAAAAAACATATGGCCCCATATCCCGGCGCTTCTCGGATAGATACTCAACGGAAAACAATACCGGGGTCCCCGTAGTGGTTCCATCGACAGTGGCCGGGTAAACTCTCTTGACGGCAGCCCCCCGCTCGATGATGGTGGCATACGTATCATTGGCATGGTAGCGGGTGCCGATATAACGGGTCCGGCCGCCCTCGGCCCCCAGGTTCCGGGATAGTTCCCAGGCCTCTGTGACCTTTTGGATCATTTCCGGCGTAGTCACGCTTTCCCGCGTAATTACATCGTCATAGATCATGAGTTGATAATGCCTTGACGTTGGTTGCCCATCAACCAACCCCCAAGCTTCTACGGTAGCTTCTTTTGGATTCTGGCAACGCTTCACTGCTATGCCGCCATCTTCAGACCAGCGAGGCGATTCGGATTTTGGATTTTGGTACAAAACATCAGGAAACAGGTCTTTAAGGCGTTGGTTGGTTTCCAGTTCATACTTAATCTGCTTCAAAAAGGCTTTGGCAATAGGCCGGGTAAAGCTGAAAATCCCGATTGTAATTTCGGGATTATTGAGAATGTCCTGGATAGTCTTTGCAAACGTGATGATTGTGGATTTGTAGTGCTCCCTGGCCCACAGGTCCAGATATCCGTCCGGGGCGTTTTGCACTTCCCGGCAACGGGAATAAAGCCAGTCGCGGTTAGCATCTGCCCGGCCCAGGCCATAGACCAACAGAAAAAAAAGATCCTCCTGCAGCAACCGTCTCATGGTCTCTTGAGTGTTGCCCTCGTTGCGTGCACGGTCGAGTATTTGCTGATACCCGTTAAGCGTTTGCTGCCTTGTCAGCATCTTTCTGGCCCGTTACCTCGTTGAAAAGTTCTTCCAGCTCCGGAGAAAGCGAATAAGTGGTTTCGCTTTGGATGGGTCCACCGCCTTCGCCAGTATGTTCTTTTCGCTCGATAAATAGCTTGAAATGCTTGCCGAGTTTGTCGAGCGCGTCGTTTTTGCTCCATAACTTGATTTTTTTGACATCAAGCACATCATCACCGTCTTTGACGGTGGCAACGTCAATGCCGGCAATAGCTTTTGCAATATCATCATCCAGTTCATGGATTTTTTTAAGCCGGCCGCTTTCATCAAAAAGCCCGCGAATATCTGAAAAGGCGATAGCTGCGGTCTCTTTTAATACCTTGTCAGCTGTAATTTCCGTGCGCTTCTGTTGTTCAGCCAGGGCGTCTTCAATAGCCTTTTCCATCTTAGGTTTTCTTAGGAGAGCATGGGCATTGACAGCAGCAACATTGTCGTTTTTTACAGAAGGGTAAGCGATCTTATAAGCACGGGTTGCATTCCGGTCAATCAGGTACTCATTCTTGAATATCCGCATGTTGGCAGAAAGCTTATTGTTAGCTTTTTTTGGCTTCTGCTTTTTTGATGTTTTTTTGACCGCCATAACCGCCTCATTTTGTGGAATAAAACATTCTGCCTAAATTGTGGCATGAAAAAATATTTTGTAAAGCAGAAAAACCCGTTTCGATTTAATATAAAATCATAGGCTTATGTCATTTTTTATATTTTGATAATATTTTCCGCATTGCCTTTGTTTCTATTTGCCTCACCCTTTCAGTTGAAAGGCCAAATACTTCCCCCACCTCTCGATACGTCCGCCGCTCTGGGTAGTTG